GCTTTAAGAGACGCTAATCTTACATGGGAAAATCTCTCTGATGCTGCTAAAGGTCAAAACATGGTTGGTTTTTATGGTGCAGGTGCAGCAACAAAAACAATGAGAGTTACTAAAGGTCTTAGAGAAGTTTTAGAAGATAAAAACTTCTTGGTAATAACAAAAGAGAATTTAAATGCTAACTTAAGGTTAGTAGACGGACGAATAAAAATAGCTCAAAGAGAAGGTGCTGATGCAGTAGTCGCACAACTCACTAGCTTTAGAAAGGAATTAATTGAGGTAATAAATAATAATCAACCAGTCGGAAGAAACTTGCTTAAAGACGCGCAAGATATACATCCTGACGTTGGTGATTTTGTTAATACCTTAACTAATAAAAGACAGGGTCTTATTGGCCCTAAAGATTTTTCAGAAATCTCAAGGATAATGAGTAAAAACATGTCTAAGAGAGCGCCAGTCACGGACAACTTTATAAACTATTGGAAAAAAGTATCGGTTCGGTATGTTACTGAAACTGAAAAGGTTGACATTCCTTGGGTTACTTTCGACGGAAAGATAATGACTCAAAGATACAGACCTCAAATACAAGAGCGAATAGAATTTAGAGATCCAGTGTCAGGTAGACTTGTGAAAAATATCTACGAGACATCGGCAGAAGATGGAAGACTTTTAGGTAAAGGTTCCATAACTGATGCTAGAATCGGACTCGGAGTTAATGGAAACCATAGTAATGATGCCGTTTTAGTTCGGAAATTTCATTTATGGGGTAGGAAAAATAATATACCTACTGGAACAATCCATGACGCTTTCTTTACTAACATTGGAGATGTAGAAAAAGCAAAAAGAGCCTTAAGAACCATCTATGCAGATGCTCTAGAGGGTGATACAATAAGAAAAACTTTGAAAGAGATGCGTAAGCAAGGACTTTCAAGAAAAAGTTATAACGAGCTTCTTAAAGAAGCAAAAGAATTAGGGTTAATCGACCCTCCTAATAAAATAACGAGGAAAGAAATACTCGAACCCGATACTGACTTTAAAGAGTGGTATGGAATTGGACCATAGATATTTGTAATAGGCTGTGGACCTTCAAATAAATAAATCTGTGATTTAACAATAAAACAAGCTGTGCTTGAAAGGAAATATAATGAGTCAAGACAATGTAATAACTGAAGAAATAGATACAATAGACACAACTGCTCAAGAAGATATTGAGCAAGAACTTAAAGTATCACAAGAAGAAACTAAAACTGAAATAGACCCAATCGAAGCTGCCGTTCAAGAGCGACTTGCTCAAATGAAATCTAACATGGATCGCATGGTTAAAGAAAGAGATATTGCTCTTAAAAAGGCGGCTGAAATAGAACAACAACAAAAGCAAGAAAAATTAAAACGGTTAGAAGAAGAAGGTAAAATTCAAGAAGCACTTGAGATAAAGCTAGCAGAAGCTGACGCTAAACTTAAGGTTTATGAAGAAGAAAACACTCGTCTAAATCGTGATAATATAGTAAATTCTGCTTTATCATCTTTGGATTTTAGAAATGATCGTTCTCGACAATTAGCTTATCGTGATATTGTTGATGAGCTTACTAGGAACGAAGATGGTTCTTGGGTTCACAAATCTGGAATTAGTATACAGGATTATATTGCATCTTACTCTAAAAATGAAGAAAATAATTTTTTATTTAAAGTGAAACCTAACTCAGGTACCGGAGCAGTTTCTCCAACAGGAGCGCCTAACACCACCGAAAAGAAATCTATTTCACAAATGACTACGGATGAGGTTTTGGCTATGGCTGCGAGAGGACAGTTGGGTTCGTTCAATTATTAATATAAGGAAAGATAGAAATGCCTATTACAAATACAGACTTTCAAAATGTGGCTCTTGCTATTTCTGCTTATGCTGACGAGGCGTATACAACTTCTAAAAAGTTGAACTCAACAGATATTGTAGGACAGCGTGACGACATTAACGCGAGCGGCGAATCTTTTGTTGGCCAATTCCGTTACTACAAGCCACTGTCTGCAAACATTAACGTTGCATCACTTTCAAGTGCAACAGATGGTACATATACAGACATCTCAACTGATTTGGCAAACTATGTCAAAACAGTTCGTACCTTTGGTGCACAACAAGTTAACATGCAAGAAGTAATCTCACAACAAGACGGTCTTGCAAAAATTGCCCGTGACTTTGCACAAGTTCGTGCAGACGATGAAGGCGAAGCCCTTATGTCAGTCCTTAAAGGTATTGCTCTTAGCGAAGTTACTCGCGGAGACCTTGGTGGATCAGGTAATGGTGGTATTATTGCTTATGACACAGACGCAGATACAGCCGCTACAGGTATGTTTGTGGATATTAACGCATTGGGTCTTTTTGGAGCAGCTGCAACTGGTTCTTCAGATGAACGTGCTTTGTTTGATTCATCCTCAACAGGTGCTGCCCGTGGTCAACGTTTGTTTAAAGCAGTAGGTGCTGCGTTTAAAGATCACGAACCAGACTTTATGTATCTCGTTACTTCACCAGAAGTAATGGCAGAAATGCGTGCTGCAAACCTTGTAGACGAAACCGTAGTAACAGACGGAAACCTTCAGTTTAACACAATCTTTGCCGGTAAATTCCGCTTGGTAATGACTCGTGCTAACCAAATGGCTTCTGGCTTTGCATCTGGGGATCTTAACGCTCAATCAGATAAATGTACATTTGTATGTAAACCAGGATCAATTACGTTTGCTCCTGTTCCAGTACCAATGCCTGTTGAAGTTGATCGTGACGCAGCTGCTTACACTGGTGGTGGTTCTACAAACGTATGGTATCGCTATGGCTTCATCATGCACCCAATGGGTTATGACTGGTCAGGTGCTACTAACGCATTTGCAACTAACGCTACGCTTGGTGCTGCTGCATCATATACCCGTAAGTTTAATGCTCTTAACTTGGGTATTCTACCTATCTTCCACTCTTAATTCATTAGGAGGAACTAATGGCTTTATCTGTTGGAACCAATAGTTACGCATCTGTTGCAGATGCAGACACTTACTTCGACACAAGGATAGATAACGCTAATTGGGCAAATGCTGCTACAGCACTTAAAGAAGATGCTTTAGTAACTGCAACCCAAATAATAGATAATCATCCTTGGATTGGAAACGCTGTTAGTTCTTCCCAAGCTCTTGCGTGGCCAAGAAAAAATACTACGCATTACGACCCCCGATTAGGTCTCGAAACTAAATTTACTGAATCTGAAACACCTAGTGCAGTAAAAACTGCAGTGTATGAGCAAGCGTTGCATTTACTTGATAACGAAGACTTGCTTCAAGAAAAAGTACAAACTTTCGAGAGTATCTCTGTGGGTTCAGTTAGTTTATCTGACAGCAATAATGACACAGGAAAAACTTCTATACTACCAGCGCGAGTACTTAGACCTATACGTCATCTTATACGAAGAGGACATACTGGAATGACTGGTGCTACATGGTGGAGGGCCAACTAATGTCATTATCTGCCAGAGTAACGGCGGCTGTAAACAGAGCCTTTAAATCGGCTGGCGACTTAGTCAAAACTGCAACACTTTCTAGTAAAGCAGTTACTAGCTTTGATTTTAGCACAGGAAGTACTGTAAGTTCTAGTAGTTCTCAAAATGTAGATGTTATTGTGCAATCTACCCAAAAGCCTTCAGGAGATGCCTTTACTACAACGGCAATAATGAAGACGGGGGTAGATATGTCAGTGTATGATACTTTAACGTTTGATTCTAAAACGTTTAATATAATTGACTTTACTGACAATGGATTTACTATAGAGGCTATACTTGTCAGGGAGGTTACGTAATGTTTAATAACGTCCTTACTGATATAAACTCAGTATTTGCTGATTCATCTTGGACTTCTAACAACATAGATATATACCCTGATAATTATCAAGGTACTTTAGCTGACGAAAACGAATATCTTCGTTTAAACGTTATGCCTAATTCTAGCCAATATTTTACTCACGGTGGTGAAAAAAATTTGTCAGGAATGGTGGCTATAAAAATGTTTGTTAAAGCAGGTGAAGGACAATCTAGATTAATGGCTATAGCTGATATACTAGATAATGTTTTACAAAGCAAAAGATTGACTAATGGCACAGAGCTTGGCACATCCTATATGAATGTGGAAGGGCTAGACCCAGCAAACAAATCATTATATAGCGCAAGCTATATTATACCATTCAAGATACATGGAGATTAAACATGGCACATATTGATGCACTTGGTTCAGGTATTTTTACATACATGGACTACTATAAAGGTGATGCTACTCCTGCAAGCGAAGACGTTGCGGGGTATAAAGCATTATTTAGTACTGTTACAACAGACGTAGATGCAAATGAATTGTTTCGTATTGAATCAGTTCGTGAGTTTCCTTCAATTGGTACTCCTGCTAATATTGTTAACGTACCAGTATACGGTCAAAAGACTTCTTCTCAGGTTCAAGGTCAAGCAGATGCTCCAACCCTAGAGCTTACAATTAACTACATTCCAACTAACGTAGATGGTACTGATGAACTTCACGACATTGTTGGAACACAAGTTTATTTCCGTTTCATGATGTGTGATGCGGCAACTACTCTTGCAAACTCTATTGGGGCAACAATTAGCAACAAGAACACATCTTTCTATTTTAAAGGTAAAGTAGAAGCTATTCTTGTAAATCCATCGTTGACAGACCAAACAACGGCTACCGTTACTTTGTCAACTCAG